ATGAAAAAAATACTCCTTCCGGCGCTTCTGCTGGCCACTTCGGGCGTAGCGTTGGCGGCGCCGCAGGTGATTACCGTAAGTCGTTTTGAAGTAGGAAAAGACAAGTGGGCGTTTAATCGGGAAGAGGTCATGTTGACCTGTCGGCCTGGCCAGGCGCTCTATGTGATCAACCCCAGTACGCTGGTGCAGTATCCCTTGAATGCCATTGCCGAACAGCAAGTAGCGGAGGGTAAAACGCGCGCTCAGCCTATTGCCGTCATTCAAATCGATAACCCGGCGAAGCCCGGTGAGAAAATGAGTCTGGCGCCGTTTATCGAACGTGCGCAAAAGCTTTGTGATCCATCCAATAGCTGACTGATTTTTAATAAAAAACCGTAAACCTTCACGAAAAGACTTACGGTTTTTTTATCTCTGATGACAGACAAAACGCCAGGTTTTTTCAATCACCTTCGTCACAAACTGGAAAACCTGGCGTCGTCATCTATTCTTAAAGGGCAAGGCGATTTAGCCTGCATTAATGCCAACTTTTAGCGCACGGCTCTCTCCCAAGAGCCATTTCCCTGGACCGAATACAGGAATCGTATTCGGTCTTTTTTTATATATATGTAATATAAGGATATTTTCTATCTCTTCCCGAAATTTCCCGAATTGTTCCCGAAAACCTTATATCAGGTTCAAACCATAACATACTCTGCACCGCGTGCGTCCAGGTATTTTTTGGTCATTGCGATGTTTTTATGACCAAGCAAGCGCTGAGCAAATTCCTCGCCATATTCCACTTCATAAAGCCTTCCGGCCAGACTCCTTATTTCATGAAAAGAAGGAGGGTTCGGGCCAAACTTCAAATCAGTAGAATCACGAATATCCGCAAACGCCTGGGTCAGGCCATCTGGAGTTAACGGCCCCGGTTTTCTTCCGCCACGGCGAACAGGCGAATAGATCATAAAATCCGATGGGTTGTTGATCCTGCATCGTTCAATGACATCCTGCAACACCAGATTCGCGGCGTCCAGTCTCAAATCAAGCGACAATGCCAGCTTGTGGCCTGTCTTTTCCTGGGTGATAAACAGACGCCCATCTTTTACGTCGCTAAACCTGAATAAGGAGACATCCTCGCGGCGCTGCCCCGTAACTAGCGCCAGATCGCATGCATTTGGAGCCCATTCAGAATGGGAAATAGCAGCCTGTCGGATTATGGTGAAGTGTTCAAGCACAAGCCTTTCACGCTTAACTTTCGGCGTCGGCGTCCTCGTTGGCTCCGCCGGGTTCCTGTCGATATGTCCCTCCACAATTGCCTCCCTGAATATGTCCAGCAATACTGACCTCAGACCAGAAGCCATGCTCTTTTTATCACACTGAATATACACCTCAAGGAACGAGGCGATATCCTTTGTTGTGACTGATGCGAGCGGTAGCCTTCCAAACTCTTCCTTTATTGTGGCAATCTGGTTTCGTCTGACCTTCATCGTATTAGGTTTCAGCTCACGTCGATCAAGGATCACCTCGTACCTTTCCAGCCATGCCGATACCGTGAATGTTGGCACATCCTTGATGCGTTCCAGTAGAGATGAGGGAAGGTAATTCTGGTCAATGTAGTTGTTCGCTTCAATGGCCTGTGCAACTGCATCGCGCCTTGATATTCGACCGAGTGAAACCTCTTGCCCGGTGACAGGGTTACGCCATGAGTAGATCTGTTTGGCTTTGCGGAAGGTCAGGTTACGAGGCAAATTAGCGTCGTATCGTTCTGGCCTTTTCGCCATTGGTGAGTCTCTCCAGCAAAGTGCCGCCGGATGGCAGCCGCGTATGATTTGATTTAATGCGAAGGTTCTTTTTGCGCGGATCAACATAGATTGCATCCGAGGCAACCTTATATTCTTTTCCGTGCATTTCCGGCGCAGGAAATATCCTTCCTTCACGCGCCCAACGGCGAAGCGTAGACAGGGAAGGTGGGGAGGCATAAACCTCGCTCGCCCATTCCTGCAAATTCAGAAGTTTTGCCATGGGAACTCCTTAGCCGCCAGGCATTATATGCGAGCTTCGGCGGGCATGTTGATTATTAGATATCAGGAAAAAGAATGCCGCCACCAGGCGGCAAGACATCAGGGAAAATGCATTGGTCTTATCGGTGCTCAGCACCCAACAGGCGACTCAGTGAATCGCCTGTAAGTTGCTATCGGCGCCAGGCAAAAGGAATGGGGTCTTTAACTATCCAGAGGTGTCGCATATTCGCTACGTTTACAACATCGTTAGCGCTCGGGTAAATTTCAACGGCGTCTCGGTCTGCATAGCCGCAGGCGTTTTTTATGTCCTGCAATGCATCCCATGTAATTCCGTCTTTCCAGAGCCCCTGTGAGCCAGTGCTGGTGGTATTAATCGAAAGACGAATTACCCCGTCCTCTTCCTGAAATTCCTGAACCAGAAAATAAGCGTTACTCCATACCCGGATACGTCTAGGGTCATGTAAATTAATGGGCCAGCGTTCTTTGGGAACGGGCTTGAGTCTCCCTATCATTTTCACATCCCCCTTTGTTTACGCTTCATTTCGATAATTCCCTGGCACTCAGCGCACGTCTGGCAGCCGGGAACGGCAACGCGCCGTGCCTGTGGGATATCCTCGCCCCACTCTTCGCAATGCTCCGCTGATGCCGCGTTATGGTTGATACGGTGCGCCTGAATGGCCTGATCCAGACGCTGTTGCGCCAGATCGTTCGCTGCGTCGATAATTTCGGCTGTCATGATTCCACTCCATATCTGCCGTTCATCCGGCCTATGCTGCTAACGAAAGCCACAAGGCTGACGCCCATCGGCTCTATTTTTTTGTGGTGCTTTTTGAGGATCGGCGGCACCGCATCATTCCATTTCGGCTTAGGCCTGGCTTTCATGGCCTGGCGGATTTCGTCCACGCATTTACGTCCCTGTGCGCGAAGGATGTTTTCTTTCTCTTCGGGTGTCATGGTTAAACTCCCAAGGTGGCTATGATGTCGGAAGCGGCTTCGCGCGTACCTGACTTACTGGACATTGAACGCCGCGCTCGGATGTGATGAATTTTCAAACCGTGTTGCTCGTAAAGTTCAATGACCTTTGGTGCAGATGAATTACTGATCACCACTTTCGCTCCGCGTTGATGGGCTGCTACGCAGCATTCAGCAAGAGCAACCTGATCAGCCCATGAAAAACCGGCACCGGAATAGCTGGTAAACCCATCGGTTCCAGGCAGTGGTTCGTAAGGCGGATCGCAGTAAACAACATCGCCATCGCCAGCCAGGGAAAGCGTCTGCCTGTAACCGGCGGTCATGAATACGCATTTGTGCGAACGGGATTTGAATGCCTTTACCTCTTCGGCGGGGAAGTAGGGCGCTGCATAGCTCCCGTATCCAACGTTGAACTGATTGCTGCGGTTGTAACGCATCAGGCCGTTAAAGCAGTGGCGGTTCAGGTACAGGAACGCTGCAGCGCGTTCAGGTGCGCTGAGATGCTGACTGTTAAATTCTTCGCGCAGCTCCATATAGGCATCTTCATTTGCCGCGCGCTTAAATAACTCCTGCGCAAACGACAGGACGCGGATATGGTCTACGTCGAGCATGGTGTACAGGTTGATAAGGTCCGGGTTAATGTCTGCCAGCAGAAAGCGCTCATGTTTATCGGAGTTGATAAACACCGAGCCGCCGCCCACAAATGGCTCAATGAGGCGTTCACCAGCCGGGATGAGGCGATCAAGTTCTGGCAGCAATGAATACTTGCCACCAGCCCATTTAAGGAACGGGCGCTGCCATATGCGCGGTGCTGTTGGTTCCTCTGTTTCAACTGGTGCACCATCATCGCTGCCGATGTCACAGGAAAATGCTTCGCAGCTTTCAGTGCATGAACCCGACTCTTCACCGCCGGTATTTCTGATCGTTGCTGCAATTTCTTCCCGAGAGTGATCGGCAAATAATGCGATAACGCTTTCGAGCGAGTTATTGCCGCGGTACATGATTTTATTTTCTTGCTGACGACGCTCGACCACCCTGACTGACGGATCAGTTACCAACTGCCAGAACTGCTCAGCCATTTCGGGCTCATCACGTGCAGCTAAAGCGAGTTTGTTGATCCCCTTTTTGATGCAAAAAACACAGTTGCCAAGGTGTTCAGGAATTCCCAAATCAAAAGGCTGCCTCTTCCACCACGAAATAACGTCCTGCTTCTCAATGTCGCTAATATCTGCGAGGTAACTAACCCCTTCACGCGGTTTAAGCCGTTTTGGCTCATCAGAACGAATGCCGATCCAGGTGTGGTAATTCCCTTTTCCGAACACGTCGCGGCAGTACCGCTCAAACACTTCCATTTTCATAGTGCGTGTGCAGAACGCACCGTGAACATATGGCGTGCCATACTTTATGCAAATATCACGCATCGGCTGGAGGTCCGGGCCAATCTCATCCAGTGGCACCACACGATAGCTGTTGCCCTTTCCAAGCACCGGGTTAACCACCACGCGCAGACATATGAGAGGGATATCCCATTGAGCGACCACGTCCCGAATAAACTGGTATGTCGCCGGGTGTTCTGCCCCTGTATCCATAAACAAGAAATGAATGTCCGCGCCTTTCAGTCGCTCTTGATTTTTCAGGTAGACTAAATGCGCTGATGTACGTCCGCCAGAAAAGCTGACAACCTCTGGAATTTTTAGCCCAGCGTAAGAAACGGGCGCCGCTTCGATGCTGCTACATACTGATCCGTATCTCATCAGTCACGCTCCGGGTCGAATTCATGCCAGTTGTTGCGCTCGTAGTTGGCCTGCAACCGGCGCGCCTCTACTTCCTCAATACTGCGCCCGGTTAGCTCTGCTACTTTGGCGTTGTTGTGGCGCCACAGTAGCGCCAGTTCTTCGGTACTCCATTCGTTCATAGAACCGCCTCAAATTCGTCGATATACAAACCTGCTGCGATGAGTCGCTTACGACGCGCGGCCTTTTCAATGCATTGTTGCCGCATCTGTTTGCTGGAGTAAGCAACAGATTTACGGGTGAAAAGGCGTGTTTTGCTGTTCTTTGGCAGGACTAACTTTGCAGGTTCAACGAGCGCGAAGTGGCGATCGACATGGCCTGATTCGGTAATCCATTTTTCGGAAACGACGATTTTTGCAACAAGACCAGAGCCGCGGGTGATGGTTCTGGCGACAAGGTTAAATTCAGCAAGCGTGACGCCAAACGCCTCGGCAATTTCTGTACCAGTTACCGGGCGGCCACGCTTGTTTATCATCCAGATGACGCGCTCTTTAAGCCCGGCAAACTTTCCCTGTTTACCGGGGCGGCGATAGAAGGGGCAGCGTTTCATGCCGCATTACCGCGTTCAGTAATGGATTGAATCTCTGCCGATAATTCAGCGAGAAATGCAGTAACTTCTGCTTCTATTTCTTTCGCCAGCGCTTCATCGAAATGAATGCGCTTCTTGAAATAGGCGAGGTCAGGCGGCAGGCGATCATCGAAACTAACGAAATCACACCATTTCCGACCGGTGCACATCATCTGTGCATGCATTTGCAGCATGTACTGTCGCTTAGGCTCGCCAGTTTTAAGCGTTTCTAGATGAGTCCAAGTGTTGGGGCATTTTATTTCGATAAGCCCGTCGTCGTTAACAAGCCCGTCCGGGCTGGCGGCGAATCCGGGTATGGTTGGGTGATCGATGAGTCCTACTTCAGTGATTTCTGCATCGAACTCATTCAGCGCATACATCTCGCGCGCCACGGGCTCAAGTTCTGTGCCGCGCATCATCGCGGCATTAGAAAATCCTTCTTCCAGTTTCCCGGTCAGCCGCTGACAAATCAGCTCAGCCATGTAGTTCTGGCGGCTGGCGGAGTAGCCAGACTTAGTTCGTGCCATGACATCAGCCAGGCGGCTGGCTGTAACTTTACCGCAACGAGCGGCGAACCATTCAGGTGTACGCTGTTCCATTATTCGGACTCCTTCTCAGCGACATTGACAGGCTCTGCATTGTCAACAGCAAGGCTCATGTCATACATGCGACGCTTTTCTGCTGCGCCGATCACCTGCTTTTCCTCTGCGCTCAGAGCAACCCAAAATTCCTGATAGTTCACAGTGCCGAGACGGGCAGCAGATTCGCCTTTGGCAATTAGTTCAGGTCGACGCGTGTCGGACTCATGCCCTACCTGTACCTCTGCCGTTGTACCTTCAATGACGCGTTCTGCTTCGTCCTGGTCGAAGATGCCAGCGAACCCAAAGGCCAGTCGCGCGCACTGTATTAACGTCTTATGGCGAAGCATGCGTGTGGGATGGGACTGCCATGGTTGAGTGTTGCGTTTACACTCACCCATATACTCAGTAACGATCGTTGGATGCTTACGATCTTTGCGGTAAATCTTGCAGGTGCACGCGCCTTCTTCCTTGTCGTAAGAAAACTCCATGCCGTCAAACTGCGGATGCTCGTTGATAATACGGGCCCAGCCATCTACGCCAACAACCGGAACAATCCCGCCTTTATCGGGAAACGCGTAGATTTCTTTTGTCCATGGGTTCAGGCCGTACTGGTTAGCCACGATCAGCAGTGCGGTAAATTGCTCATCCGTGACGTTCCCGCCTTTGAACGCTGTATTCTTCAGCGTATTCATCAGGTCAGTCCCGGCATCCATGCCAAGACGGGCAGCCAGTTTACCGGCCATGGTTTGAAGAGCTGTGCTCATTGTTATTGTTCCTCGTCGATATCAATCTGGTGGCGGGCAATGACTTCTGACATGTAGCGGGCGTGAGCTGCCATGCGTTCCTGAAACTCAACGTCATCTTCGAAAGCGCGCGTGATCGCCTTTTTGCTGGCACCACGGCGTTGCAACTGGTCAATGCAGAGAGATTCGAACTGTCCGAGGCCAAGACCTTTTTCCAGATCATCGGCCAGTTCGTTTTCTTTCTCTTCGCGGGCGATCTGCTGGTAATGACGCACCCAGGCTTTCGCCTCGATACGGTCTTGAGTGAGATATGCGTTCATAGGCACCTCAGTAGTGAATTTTTGCGCGCGGCACCAGACCATCTTTCAGCGCCGTCAGCACTTCGATAGCCTGTTCGCGGGTGAGTGAAGTGTTAGCCAGAAGGGCGTTAACGATTTCGGTACCGACAGTTTTGCGGTGCTTTACGTCGGCTTCGCGTTTCGCTGTTTCGTCTGCGATACGTTTCTGTTCAGCCAGGCGGGCATCTTCTGCTTCTTGCTGGCGGCGGCGTTCGGCTGCAATAGCTTCCTGCTTTTCTTGCTCTGCACGCTGACGTGCTGCTTCAGCTTCACGCTGTATGCGTTGCACCTCTTCAATGCGCTTCCGTTCAGCAGCTTCGGCGCGGGCTTTCTCTTCAGCTTCCCGGCGCGCTGCCGCTTCAAGTTCTGCGCGGTGTTTCGCTTCGGCATCGCGGCGCGCTTGTTCTGCCGCTTCACGTTTCAATTGCTCGTCGCGTTCACGTTGAGCCTGTTCAGCAAGGCGGCGCTGCTCTTCCCGCTCACGGTCAAAATCCTTATTCATCAGCAGAGCTATTTCGTGGTCTGCTTCGAACTGTTTGCGATCTGCCTCGGCTTTAATCCTTGCTTCCTCTTCCGCCTTTTTGCGCTCCTGTTCCGCTTCCCAGTCGGTCAGAGGTTTGCGCACCTCATCTTTCAGCGCGTCGAGGCGCTCACGAACAATGCGGCGGCTTTCGTCGATCTGCTTCGGTAGCGCCTTGAGTTCAGCAACGAGGTCTTTGCCAGCATTGTCGATGTAGGTTTTTGACCGGGCCACCTTATGCGCCATTGATGCGATGGCATCACGTCCTTTTTTGGTGGAAACATCCGGCACCAGACTGCGCGCCTCTTTCTCGATCGCTTCAATCAGCGGGTCGAGCTGCTCCTTTGTGGTAAACACGGCCATCGCGTTATGCTTTTCGATGACGACTAAATCCATTACTTCGCTCATGGCATCTCCTGAAAATTGGTTATTTATGGCGAGCAAATTCACCGTGATATTTGATTCTTGCTGCTTTAACAGCTGCTTCTGCTTCGCTTATATTTGTGAAATATCCGAGGTGTATTTCTTTTTTGTTTACCTCAAGACATGCTCGATATTTGTTATGGCCGGGGTTCCAGTGAACATTTTTAATGCCGCTTTTGTTATTTTTTGTTAAGCCAATATTCATGCAATTTTGATTTCGAGTAGCTACTCTCAAATTGCTGATTCTGTTATCTGTTCGGCAGTTGTTAATATGGTCAATCTCTCCATCTGGCCATTCTCCATTCACATAAAACCAGGCTAGCCTATGTGCGGCATAAAGAACGCCATGGACTTTCAAGACACAATATCCACGACCATTTACACATCCCGCAGTTCTGCCTGGACGCACTATTCCTCGTCGATCCTTTTTCCAAGTAAAAATCCCTGTTGATTCGTCGTAATAAAGAAGCTCACGCAAAGTGTTAATTGAAAGCATGATCAATCTCTCCAGATTAATTCCTGGGTGGTCAGTAAAAATTGGAATCAGTGAATTAGCGGTTCGCCGCGTCCGTCGAGCAGGACGTCAATAACGCAGTCACTAAGGCGGAGGATTTCGGCGTCAGTGTGCAGATAAACCCATCGGCGTTCCTGAATGACTGCCGACACGCGGTAGGTGCGACCGTCGACCATTGCCATCATGCCTGGCTTGAGGCACTGGCGGATCATGGGGGTAGTACCGTAGTGACTAACCATTTTTGTCCTCCACGATGTGCCGGAATCCAGCAAGAATCATGTGGTCGCGATTCATGGTGAACCCATTGTGCGGACAGCCAACTTCCGACAGCCGCCAGTGATGACCATCAGCAAGCGGGCGTACTGTGTACTGCTTGCCTTTGTGAGTGACGATTTGCTGCATAGTTTCCTCTTCGCCTTATCGCCGGCCAGCGGAGCTATTAACCTTTGCGCATAAAAAAAGGCGCTGGATGGGCGCCTGTGTTTTGGATAACTAAATGCCCTCGTAAGGGCGCTTGGGTATCCAGTAAAAAACCCGCCTGAGCGGGTCATGACACTTTCTGTAGTGCTGATGTGCGCGGGTAGTAAAACTTTGGTTTCGCCGTCGAGCCTTTCTTCGGATCAACTTTTACGGTGTAACGCGTTTGTTTTTTGTATTCCCACACTTCCGTAATCACACCAGTTTTCGTCTTCCAACTTCCCGCGGCCTGGCTTGACCACGTAACAACATCTCCTTTCTTAAACTCCATCGCCTTACCCTCTGTAGTTACCCGCAGATGCGGGAGAAATGTTTTGGTGCTGGCTCCCCACTTTCAAGTAGCAGGGAAGGCCGTCGTCGCCTTGGTGAGCCATTACCTCACCAACTAGCTGATAACCCTCTGCCAGCCCAAAACATTCCAGTTACGCACCATTGCCGCTCTTCCTGAGCCCGCCGGGCGGGCTACAGGTGCTTCCATTTTTTCCGCAATCGAATAGAACTGATGTAAGAAGGCGATAACCCATAGACAGCAGCAATTTTTCTGTTACTAAGCGGTGAGCTTCGTATCTCGAATACATCTTCTGGTGTCAGCTTGGCTGCGCCGTTCTTCTCTCCAGTTACGTGCTTGGCGCGACCTTTCAATTCCATATCCCTAACATTGTCGAGCTGAGTGCCTAGCTCTAAGTGTTTTGGGTTAATGCAACGTGGGTTATCGCATTTGTGAAGAATGACCATCCCTTTAATGCTCTCAAGGCTAACGCCACGATCTTCGCAATAGGCCTTTCGATGCAGCTTGATGGAAACTGTTTTCCCATTGACGGTCGTGGATGTCTGTCCATAAAGCTGTTTTTGTTTATGTTCAATGCAATTACTCAACATACTGATCTCTCGTAAGAAAACATTAGGTTGTGTAATCCCGCATATTGGAACCTTCCATTGGCTCGCCATGGGGCCGACGCATGGTTTACTGTCGCGCCGTTCGACTGACCGAGACGATGTTTCGTTTCGATGGGTTGATAATAGCGATGAGTATTGTTTATAGCAATACGTATTGATATTAAATAATAGCAATTGCTATTAATGCGTTGATAGCTAAAGGAATTTATTTGGATATTTTTTTGAGTGATTGAGATTCAGATCGTGTTTTTACTGCGGCGGGTATTGCTGTGACGAATTGACTGGCTGCGGGCAATAAAAAACCCAGCACTATGGCTGGGCTTGATTCGTAGCTGGGTGTATTAACCGTGTTTTCTGTACGTCTGCGGCATGCTGCCAATCACCTTTCCGAACACGAGTATCCGGTTCATTTCTTCTTTTTCTATCGGCTCCCATGGGCGATAAGTCTGGTTGTCGGAAATGACCAGGAGCTTATCCTTCATCTTCTGCAGGCGCTTCACGTGGGATGTGTCATCGTAGATGAAGGCATAGATCCCATCACCATCAAAGTGCTGGACGCTGATGTCGACGAACAATAAGTCGCCTGGCTCAATGGTCCCGGACATGCTGTCACCGCGAACATTGATAATTCTGATCTGCTCAGCCTTTCTGCCATTGAACATCCGGCGAGCGTCTTCGACTGAATATTCCACGGATCTTAGCACCTCTACAAATTCGCTGTTGATGGCTCCTGGCCCAGCGCTCACGTAAAAGTCTAGCGCTTCAATGCGGAATGTGTCAGTAGGCTCCAGCTCTGTTTTTGGCTGCGAAATTGCGGGCATTTGACCATCGTCACGCATCGGTCCAACTCCGGTTGAAAGCCACTCAGAGCGAACGCCAAGCGCATTGGCGATCTCAACGATTTTAGTTGAGCCTCTCGCATTGCCGCTGGTCAGCCTCCAAATGGTGGGCTGAGCAACGCCAGACGCTTTAGCTAAAGCGCCCTGAGACATGCCAGATAGTTCCATTGCCTGATTCAGGCGTTCTGCAAGAGTTTCTTTTTTCATGAGTTTAAATTTATACGCTTGCGTATTGATGGTCAAAACACGTTTAGCTATTGCTTAAATCAATACGCATTGCTATTATCAATTCACACCAATACTCATAGGAATTGGAATATGACGAACAAAACCATCCAGCGGGCCATTGATATCGCTGGTAGCCAGAAGAAATTGGCCGACCTGTGCGGAGTGGCGCAACCGACGGTTTGGCGCTGGTTGCACGGTGGCGGCATTGATGCTCGCTACGTAATGAAAATTGTCACTGCAACCAACGGCAAGGTTAAGCCAGCAGATATCCGCCCAGATCTCGCCCAGTTACTCGGGGCGAATAACACAGCCGCCTGAACGGCGGCCTAACCAATAACACCAGAGGAAGTATCGCAAATGGAAACCTTAACAACACGCAACAAACTGGAGGCCCGGAGGATAGAGAGCTGGTTACACAGCCAGATAGCAGAACTGGGTACTACCAAAATCGCAAACGTAGCTGGCGTCAACAAATCGACGGTGACGCGCTGGCGGGAAAACCTGCTGCCGAACATGTCGCTTTTGCTGGCGATCCTGATGTCGCTCAGGGAAGAAACGAAGGGAGATTTTGAAGCGTGACGGGAATTAAAAAGGCGAAAGCCGGACTGCGCGAACAGTACCGACTTTCAGTGCGAAATGACTGTATCAATTCACAGGAATAATTATGAGTTCACTATCTCAGCTTTACAAGCAAAAAGACAAGAACGGCACCGAAACCACGGTGAAAAAGACGTTTCTTGTCCCGCTGTCAGAAATCTACGTTGAGCCGGGCTTTAACGTCCGTGAAATCGATGAGCAGCATGTCGAAGAGTTTCGCGATGCGTTTATCGCTGGTGAGTTTGTGCCGCCGCTGGCTGTGCAGGTAACAGAGCAGGGTGTCAAAATCATCGACGGTCACCACCGCTATTACGGTGCTCTGGCAGCTACTGCCGCCGGTACTGAAGTGGCGCGCATTGAGTGCAAAGACTTCGTTGGTTCAGAAGCCGATCGCATCGCATTCATGATCACCAGTAGCCAGGGAAAAGCGTTATCACCGCTGGAACGCGCTGCCGCATACCAGCGTCTGGTTAATCAGGGTCGCACTCCGGCGGAAATCGCGAAGATGGTGAAGCGCTCTGTAGCCGACGTTGACCACCACCTGCAATTGCTGTCATGCGGCGATGAGCTGATCGACATGGTGAAGGCTGGTGAAGTATCCGCGTCTACCGCAGTCGCTCTCTCCCGCGAACATGGCGCACAGGCTGCTTCCGTGGCAACCCGCCAGATGGACAAAGCCAAAGCCGCAGGCAAAACCAAACTTTCCCGCAGCGCTGCCATTCCGCAGTTATCCCCGGCGCGCGCCCGTCGTCTTGCTGAGCTTCTGGTTGATGCAGAAATCGAAGATAACCGCCTCACCGTGGCCTCTACGGCGCTAGAAGAGGTTATGGCAATCATCCGTGAGCAAAAAACTCTGATGCGCGAAAGCGGCTGGGAGGAAGCGTGAACACACCTAACGAACACAAAAATATCACCCGGGCCAGATTCGCCAAGACGGTGAGTCCTGTAGCGATAGCCAAACTACGGGCCATCCTGGAGGAACTTAAACGCAAGGAGGCTGGCCGTGGGTAACGTATCTAACTTAGCCGAAGCCAGAGAGGCCAGAAGGCTCCAGAAACCGCATCAAAGCAGCGGTAAGGGGTTTGCCTTGCTGCACCGTAAAATCATGGACGTCCCGTTCTACAAGGACGCGGAGGCGTCACATTTGTGGGTGCATCTCATCCTCAAAGCCAAGCACGCTCCTGAGTCAGTTCTCACTGATATCGGCGAAATGCTGGTTAACCGTGGGCAGTTGCTCAGTGGTCGAAATGCCCTGGCATTTGAGACCGGACTGAAAGCAGATCGTGTTCAGTACCTGCTGAGAAAGTTCCAGAAGCTGGGGATGGTTAGCTGGGTTTCACACGGTAAATTCTCAGTTTTTACCATCGTGAAATATGACGATTATCAGTCAAATTCTGTACCAGCAGATTACCAGCAGATTACCAGCGCAAAGCCAGATGTGGCGCAACATGTAGCTGAGAGTGTACCAGCAGATTACCAGCAAATTACCACAGATAAAGAAGTTATTAATATCTCTCTTACTAACGTAAGAGAGAGTGCATCAGCAGCAGAAAAACCAGAACAGAAAAAACCGTTAATCAGCTGTGAGCAGGTCGTCGAGATTTATCACCGCGTACTACCTGAAGCGCAGGGTATTCGTTCTCTGACTGACAAGCGTCGCACCCTGATTCGTACCTTCTGGAAAAAAGCCAGCAAGGTAACCCGCGAACTGGATGGACATGGGTTCACCCTGAATGACTGGGAATCTTACCTGAGCTACATCTCCACCAACTGTCGATGGATGCTGGAAAACCGCCCGGACAATCGCACCGGTCGCACATGGCGCCGCAAGGCTCTCGAATACTTCCTGAATGTTGACGTTTACGTGAAGACGCGCGAGGGGGCCTGTGATGATCTCTGAAATCATGACCGTACCTCATAACCTCGAAGCAGAGCAGAGCGTCATCGGTGGCCTCCTGCTGGACGACGACAGCTGCGATCGAGTGCAGAAGGTGCTTTCCATCCTGAAGCCGGAATCGTTCTACCTCCGCGCTCACCAGGTTATTTTTTCTGAAATGCGCGAGATGTTCCGCGATAACAAGCCGGTTGACGGGCTGACGCTGTTCGATGCTCTGGAAAACAAAGGGCTTACTGATCAGATCGGCGGCTTCGCTTATCTTGCTGAAATCGCCAAGAACACGCCGAGTGCTGCAAACATCGTGGCCTATGCCATGTCCGTTCGCGAAGCTGCAATGGAGCGCTACGGCATTCAGCGCATGACCGAAGCTACTGAGTTGCTCTATGCCCGCAACGGTATGACCGCAACGCAGAAGTACGAGGCCATTCAGGCGATTTTTACCCAGCTTGCAGATCACTCAAAAACAGGCAGCCGCCGGGGTCTTCGTTCCTTCGCTGACGTTATGGACGGATGGGTAGCAGATCTGGAAAAACGCTTCGACCCGTCAGGTGAGCAGCGCGGGCTTAGTTCCGGCATTCCATCACTGGATCGCCTTCTGGCGCCAAAAGGCCTCGTCAAAGGCTCGCTGTTTGTCATCGGCGCGCGTCCGAAGATGGGGAAAACCACGCTTTACGGACAGATGGCTCTCAACTGTGCGATCCGCGAGAAAAAGCCAGCGTTGCTGTTCAGTCTTGAAATGCCAGGCGATCAGATTGTCGAAAAACTGGTAGGTCAGAAATCCGGCGTAAACCCCAGCATTTTCTACATGCCTGCGACAGATGACGCCGACGATACCTATCAGGGCGACTATGACAGCGACTTCAAGCGCGCTATCGACACAGCTAATCGTCTCCGTGAAATCGACATGCTCTACATCGACGACACTCCCGGTCTCTCACTGGCGCAAATCATAACGGAGTGCCGCCGTATCAAACGCGAGCGCGGGGTGGTTGGAATGGTACTGGTCGACTACCTGACGCTAATGACCGCCGAGAAAGCTGATCGTAACGACCTGGCCTACGGGATGATCACCAAGGGACTGAAGAACCTCGCTAAAGAGCTTAGCTGCGTCGTAGTGCTGCTTACTCAGCTCAACAGGAAACTGGAAGACCGAAGCAATAAACGACCGTTACCGAGCGATTCACGCGATACCGGGCAGATAGAACAGGACTGCGATTATTGGGTCGGCGTACACCGCGAAGGCGCTTTCGACGAATCAGTGCCAGCGGGTGAGACAGAATTGATCCTGAAACTGAACCGCCACGGCAATACCGGCACCGTTTACTGCATTCAAATCAATGGCGCGATTTATGACTGCGATCAGGATGCGGCCCGCATGACCGCGCGCAGCCGTGAAGAAAAGCCAGCAAAGAAAAAAGGGGGCTTCTGATGAGTGAAGCACTGACTACCCGGGAAATCATCGAACGTGAATACCCGGAATTTCCAGAAACCATCCTGCACGCCGAGCTGTGCCGGGCATGTGCCCGCGTCGACGGTCGCAGTATCAAGCAGGCGCTGAAAGGCTTTGCTGCTGCCCGTAAGCAGATCGTCGAAAGTTGCCCGCTAAAAGGTGCGCTGGAGCAGATGGAATCCAGCATGTTTCCAGAAACAGAAATTGCCCGTATCCGCTCCTGTGTAGGTCGCATGGAGTCAGCCCTGGTTAAGACATTCGGAGTGAAAAGAACATGAGCAAACCAACATACGAAGAGTTAGAGGCGCAGGTTAAGCAGTTGGCTGCGGAACTAAGCGCGGTTGATGCAGTTCACAACGAAGCTGTTTTTATCACTGATGACGATTACGACAAATGCCCTAAACGAGTGCAGGACATTATCCGCCACCTTGCCGTGATGCAAATACCGGCTTACCAGTCGTTTGTCGCCTCCCTGCGCGCAGAAGGGGTGGAGATGTTTGCTGAACAACAGCGATCACATATCGGGATGCCGAATAAAAACGATGCAGCATCAAGCTATTCGTCTCGGGAGGCAATAAAATTCGCCGCCCAGCTCCGCAGCCAGTCTGAGCAGGTGAAGGGGGTGCAATCGTGAGCCTGTTCCAGTGTGAAAATTGCGGATGCTGTGAAAACACCGCTCTGTCGTCTCAGGGGTTTGCTTTGCTCAGTGAATGCTTTGACTGGAGTTACGCACCAGAGCGTGAAGGGTTGCGTCTCTGTTCTTCCTGTGGCCCGACTCGCTACCGCGACGGCACCATCACTGAATCTGATGGTAAATGGCATGGCCTATTCCCACGCGTGTTTCTGCCTAAAGGAGAGTTCTTCACGAATGCCGTAGGGAATCTTGAGCACAAAGAAACGGGCAGCGAAGACTACCAAAAATTCGCTATTGATGCGGTGAAAGGCAACGCAGGAGAAGGCCAATGAACACTGCATCAGAATGCGCAGCAGCCAGACTGATTAACTTCTATGTCAACGAGGCATCAGCAGAGTGCATCGAAGGCAGAAGATGCTATCTGGAAAATTGCCTGTTACCGCGTCTCAGAGAAGGGCTTGTCACCATGCACGCATGGAAAGAAAAAAACGCAGATGACATTGAGCTAATTAGCATCTATCAAAAAGGCGTCGATTTTCTGACTGATGCACTGAAACAGGAGCGTGCAGCATGACTAACAACGACGAGATGGCGCTGAAGCTGAACTGGTTGGCGCGAAAGGCAAAATTTGGTCACTTTGATTTGCAAGAGTTCCTCACCGAGGCTAATCCAGCCAACATTCTCGCATTGCTGGCAGAGCGTGACGCCGACAAGAAGCGGATTGCTGAGCAGCAAGACATCATCGCAAAGCAGGAAAAATGGATTAAGGATGTTGAGCTAACGATGATTGCCGCTAATGACCGCGCCGAAGATGCAGAGAAGCGCATAGCTGCAATGTCTCAGACATTCATGAATCTGAAACTACTCGCCGATGTGTATCTGCATGCATACGAAGAAGCTAAAGCGAGTGTTGCGGAACTGGAAGCGCGGACGGTGAGCGTTAAGTTGCTCGATTGCGATTTCGCAGCGGTGCAGCACATGTCAGGTGGCAGCACAGATTACTGCAATGGCTTTGTTGATGGCACGCAGAACGCCGTTAAATGCTTCAAAGCTGACCTTGCCGCCGCTGGCATCAATCTGGAAGTGGGGGAGTGAAGATGCTCAAGGTTAATAATCGTGAAGGCATGATGATTGAATTGCCTGATTTACCGAAAACTCTGACAAAAGTTGAAGTGCCAGGTGGCCGGTTTTCTAAACCAAAGAACAAAATCACCAAAGCGCAGCGCGAGCAATTACGTATGAAATTCGGTGGACGCTGCGCCTACTGCGGGTGCGAACTTCCGGAAAAAGGCTGGCATGCAGATCACGTTGAGCCTGTGCGCCGGGATTTTGAATATGTGCTTGCACCAGTTGGAAGCGGAGTATCTCACGTCGCCAGAAGCACCGGAAAAGTCATGCATCCCGAGCTGCACACGATAGAAAACCTGTTTCCCGCCTGCGCTCCATGCAACCTGTTCAAGGGTGCATTTAGTGTTGAAGGGATGAGAAAAGAAATCAGCAAGCAGGTTGAGCGGTCACGTGCATATAGCGTCAACTTCCGCACAGCAGAACGCTTTGGCTTGGTCGAGATAGTCGATAAGCCGGTGGTTTTCTGGTTCGAACAATATCAGCAGCAGGAGGCCATATGACAGCACAACTGAGCAACGTAGCAATCGATGTTAGCAAACACCCGCTGATTAAGCAGGCGTATGACGTCTGCCAGGCCATCGAAAAATGTGGCGCGTCACCAGAACTGACAGATGCGGTAACCAAAGCATGCGCGTTGATGCAGGGTATCGCCAATGCAATGGACAGCGAGCCGGTGGCCTTTATTGCTCATTATGAATCCGGGTTAAGAGTCGGTATTTGTGATGCGGATGATACGGTGAAAATGGAATGGCTAAGACGCGAGCTTAATGTGAAACCGCTCTTCACTGCACCGCCAGCGCCGGTGGCTGTGCCTGATGAGTGCCCTCGCTCAATTATTGATGATGCAGAAGAATTTGATTCAGCAGAGGAAATGGCGCGCACAATATGGACAGCCTGCCGCGCCGCCATGCAAGCCGAACCTGTAACGGCGGCCACGGTGCCGGATGGGTGGAAGCTTGTCCCGGTTGAGCCGACTGAAGCGATGATGCTTCACAAATCAGGGTGCCAGCACCACGCATGGGATGATGCTGATTGCGCAATGCGTCAGACGAGGCGTTTAGTTTGGGCGCACATGCTCGCCGCATCCCCGGCAGCGCCTGAGCAGGAGGTGTGAGGTGGGTAGATTGCGCGAGGGAGGTCTGGCGCTAATCGTCGGCAGTAACCCAGAAACCATTGGTCTTGTTGTCACAACAGTAAGACCAGTCGTAAGTGGAGGAGTAATAGTTACACCTTGCGGCAAAAGGTTTTCAAATGGAGGCTCATTTCGCTGGCTAATACATAGCGATCAGCTTTTCGTTAAGCTCTCTGACGGGACGATAATTGATGATTACTGCCTTTGCTTTGAGCAGCATCTAATGCCTATTGATGGCGAAGATTTTTCTCATGAAGATGAGCGAGAAAAGGAGTTTAGCGATGCCTAACCCATTCGACGCCGTGATGTTCGTCCTGCTGGCCGCTGTAGCGCTCAATGAGCTTGGGTGGTTTAACTAAACGTCAAGCAACATTGATAATCAATAATCAGTAAGCCATAATTAAGGTGTTGTCGGATTGAGCCCCGGCAACACCTTTGCGCATTTGATGGGGACATTAAATGCGACCACAATCTGAACTATTCACCCTGTCACAGATGCAGAAATGCACCTGCGATTTTCTGCATTCTGCGGTTTCCGTTAAGGAGGCCGTATGAACCTGCCAGCAGACGGCATCAAACTTCACCGTGGCAACTTCGCCGCCATCGGTCAGCAGATTCAGCCGCTGCTGGATGCTGGCCAGTGCTTCCGCCTGCAGGTTAAGCCATGGCGCGAGAAGCGCAGCCTCTCTCAGAACGCACTCTTTCACATGTGGATGGGAGAAATCAGCGAATACCTGATTAACTCCGGGCGCACCGACGCAACGCCGGAATGGGTTAAGCGTAACCTCAAAAAGACGTATCTCGGCTGTGAAGAGGTCACTTATACCGACTTCATTACCGGTGCAAAAGAGACCGCCTGGGAGCCTCGCCATACCTCCAGACTCGATACTGGCGAGATGCATATCTTCATGTGCAAAGTTGAAGCCTGGTGCGCTCAGTTCGGCCTGGCGCTGACTATCCCCAGCGGCTGCGAGTTCCAGCAACTGCGCAATAAGCAGGAGGCATGATGCATAGCCCACTCGCCAAAGTCATTGAGCGCGGCATATTCCGCATGCCGGCGCGCCGGAAACGCAAACCACAGTTAAAGCCATCCGAAATCCCGACTCTGAAAGGGTACACGGCAAACCTGGTCGATCAGAAATGGCTTCGCCTGGCGGCAAGGAGATCACATGCGTAAACCATCCCGCCGCAAATGCAAAGTGTGCTCTGCCTGGTTCATCCCGGCTTACGACAACATCCGCTGGTGCTGTCCTGAGCATGGTGCCATCTATGCGCTGGAACTTCGCGCCAAGGAGAAGGTGAAAGCTGCCGCTAAACGAATTAAGGCGACACATGAAGCAGAGAAGGCAGATCGCAAGCGACTCGCAGAGAGAAAGCAGCAGGTAAAACCACTGAGCTATTTCATCAAACAGGCTCAGCAGGCTTTCAACGAGTTTATCCGTTACCGGGACAGGGATTTGCCGTGCATCAGTTGCGGACGTCACCATGAAGGCCAGTATCACGCTGGGCACTTCCGCACGACTGGTGCCAATCCTGAATTACGTTTTAACGAGGACAACTGCCATAAACAGTGCTCTGCCTGCAATAACCACCTGTCCGGAAATCTCACCGCATACAGACCGGCACTGATCGACAAAATTGGCCTGGCGCGTTTTGAGTCCCTAATGGGCCCGCACGAAATGCCGAAATGGAAACGCGATGATTACATCCGTATCCGTGACGAATACCGGGAGAAGCTCCGCGATATGAAAAAGCAGGAGGCGGCGTGAACGACGATCCCTTCATCCGGTACCAGATTGAAAGCGTAGCGCGGGCTAAATTACCCGCCGTTAAGCGCCACAGCAAGCCAGTTAAAACCACACAGCAAAAACAGACGGAGCACGCCGCATGAATGAGCAATACCTGCAATATGTCCGTGAAGAAATCGCACTGGCTACTGCTGATTTTAGCGGACGCACAAAGGGGCAATTAGTCGCTCTGGTTGAGCAACTCCAGTACACGAACGAGCGATACCCGCGCAAACGGCAGTACGTGCTTGATGAGGTGACGGGCAAGAAAATAATGCTGCGCAATCCGCCGGTACCGGGTAAACAGTCACACGCCAAAGGCACTTCTATCCCCCAGGTGATACCGGTAGAGTTTTCAACAGCAAGTTGGCGGCGCGCTATTGCCAGGCTGGAAGACGCAGAAAGCGCGTGGGTGAAATGGAGCTACCTGCACGATACTGATTTCAGCTTGCAGACCGCCATTGTTCAGCACGGATGGCTCCAGTTCTGCGAGACAATCAAAGGGCAGCGCATAGCAGGGAAGACCAAAGAAAAGCTCAAGGCGCTTATCTGGCTGGCTGCGCAGGATGTTAAAAAGCAGATAGCCCAGCGCGATGTGTACCTGCAAACCGAACTGGCGCAATTCATGGGCGTCACGGATAAGAACTGGGGTAACAACTATCGCGATTACTGGCGGGCTATGCGCGGCGTGTTTTTCGCTCTGGATCGTGAGGCGCTCATTTCGATAGTCAGATCACGTTCGCAACAAAAAGCAGCTTTTTCGCAGCCAACTATTGCAAAAGTAGATAAAGTGAGTCATATTTGAGTCTACTTTGATATGCTGCCTAAACTGTAAACGGCGGCAAATACTAAAAGCCTCGGCATCACGCTGGGGCTTTGTCGTTTCTGGGTCAGAAGCACAGCGGTTGTGCGTTCGGCTGTTAACCGAATGGTCGAAGGTTCGAATCCTTCCTGTCCCGCCAAATTCGCCGGTCTAGTTCAGTGGCAGAACGGCAGCCTTGTAAGCTGCGCGTCAGAGGTTCGATTCCTTTGCCCGGCACCAGAACCCAGCCAGGGTACCTTCGGCCACGATGCCGACATTGCCACACCCTCATATTCCCGCTTTGTGCGGGTTTTTTATTATCAGGCTCCGAGAATCAACTTCAGATGGCTTCGTTGTTAAATGCAGCCCGAGAGCCTGACCCTTTTACTCACGCACAGCACCCGCCACTAAAGCGAGGTGAGAGCATGTATCGAATGGACAAACTAACTACAGGCATTGCCTATGGAGCATCAGCCGGTAACGCCGGTTTTTGGATGCTTCAAGTGCTTGATAAGGTCAGTCCATCCCAATGGGCTGCAATCGGCGTACTGGGCAGCCTTCTTTTTGGGTTGCTTACGTACCTGACGAATCTGTATTTCAAAATCAAAGAAGATCGGCGTAAGGCCGCGCGAGGTGAATAATGTCTCCAGCACTCCGAAACAGCATTATCGGTGCCGGGAGTGCGATTGCCGTCGCCTCTGCGCTTATCACTGGCCCGAACGGTAACGATGGCCTTGAAGGTGTGAGGTACAAACCCTATCAGGATGTAATAGGTATCTGGACCGTCTGTTATGGGCATACCGGCAGTGACATCAAAATCGGGAAGACCTACAGCGAATCAGAATGCCGTGCGCTACTCAATAAAGATCTGAACAATGTCGCTCGCCAGATTGACCCGTACATCCTCAAGCCCATTCCGGACACGATGCGCGGTGCGCTTTACTCGTTCTCCTATAACGTTGGTGCCGGTAACTTCCAGTCCTCCACGCTGCTGAAAAAAATCAACCAGGGTGACCAGAAAGGTGCATGCGATCAGTTGCTGCGCTGGAGCTATGCCGGTGGCAGGCAATGGAAAGGTCTGGTTACCCGCCGCGAGATTGAACGCGAAGTATGTATGTGGGGCCAGAAATGAGCCGCCTTAAATCTGTTCTCGCTGCGGTAGTGGTGGGTGTGATTGTCTGTCTTGGATGGTTGGCTATGCACTACCACAGCGTGGCAGGTAGTCAGCGGGCGCGCGCTGAATCGGCAGAGCAGCAGGTTAGTTCTGCTCAGGCCATAACTTCTAACGTCCTCACTACCGTTTCCATCTTCAACACTATCTCCGAGGCTAATCAGCGTGAAAAAGATAAGATCGCATTGGACGCATCGGGAGCCTCGGCAGATATCAAAGTTGCTGTTGCGAACGATGATTGCTCTCGTCGCCCTGTTCCTGCTGGCGCAGTTAAGCGGTTGCAACAATTCGCGGACAGTTTACGTCAAAGTTCCGGTGGTTCCTCTGTCATCCAGCCTAACGGCTGATACGCCGCAACCACCAATTCCCAACCCAATGACATGGGGTGCAAGCCTTGATTTGAATGTCAGCCTGCTTTCTGCGCTGGGGCAGTGTAACCGCGACAAGGCCGACATAAGGCAGGCTGAGAAAGCCAGAGCCAGCCAGTAAAGGCATTACAGCAGCCCTTCGCTGAGGGGCTTCGATAATGTCAATCGCAGGTGATGAAACATGGCAAAACCGGACTGGGGAGCACTGCAACACCAGTTCCTCGCCGAACATGCTAAATCCGGTATTTCCCCCAAAGACTGGTGTGAAGCGCAGGGACTGAATTACGCCAGCGCAAAGCGCTATATCAAAGTAACGAATTACCGTGCGAATTCGCAAAAAAGCAGTGCGAAAAAAAGTGCGAATTCGCAGAAGGTGAAGAAAGCCACTTCAAAGCCTGCGCTAGCGTCTCGTGAAAAGAGCGAAACGAGCAAATCCGCAAGTTCTTCAGAAACGAAACCGATACGCGGATCGCGCACTTCGCCCCCGGTCAATCCGTTCGCGCCCGGCAATCAGCATGCACTTAAACATGGCGGCTATGGTCGTCGTTTGCTTCTGTCGGACGCAACCAGCGAAGACGCTCAGGCGCTTAGCCTTGATGACGAATTATTCTGGCTGCGCGCTGCCAACCTCACAGCAGCCGAGAATATAGGCCGCTGGCGCACGATGATGGACGACGCTGCTGACGAAGATGAGAAACAGCAATTTCTGGATAACATCAGCGCCGCTGAGAAAGCCATGCATCGCAACACGGCGCGCATTGAATCGCTGGAGTTAACCAAAGCCTCTATCGAGCATCGCCTGGCCTCTGCTGAAAAAGTAACGCTTGAAGCTGACCGCCTTAAACGTGAAGCGGGCGATCCGAATAACAATGCCCCTCGCGGCCTGAACGACTTCTATGCAGACATCGAAACCGACACTGAATCCGGCGCTGCGTCCGTTCTGGACGACGAGAGCCAGGAATAAGGTGCTTTACGGTGGCCGGTCATCGTCAAAATCATGGGATGCTGCCGGATTCGCTATTTATCTGGCTGACCATTACCCGCTGCGTTTTCTCTGTACACGTCAGATACAGAACAAAATCGAGGAATCGGTTTACGCTCTGCTGAAAATACAGATTAACCGCTTTGGCCTGCGCCACCGCTTCCGCATCCTCGATAACAAAATCATCAATCGGCACACCGGGGCCGAGTTCATTTTTTACGGCCTGTGGCGACACATCGAAGAGATCAAGTCACTGGAAAGCGTGGACGTACTCTGGAACGAAGAGGCGCACGCTATTACGGAGGCGCAATGGGAAATTCTCGAACCTACCATTCGTAAAGAAGGATCGGAGTGCTGGTTTATCTTTAACCCGAGACTGGTGACGGATTACGTCTGGCGAAATTTCGTTGTTGACCCACCACCTGACACGCTGGTGCGAAAAATCAATTACGACGAAAACCAGTTCCTCAGCAGCACCATGAAGAATGTTATCGACGCGGCTAAAGCACGTGACCCGGAAACGTTCGAGCATGTTTACCTTGGCGTTCCACGCACCGATGACGATAACGCCGTGATCAAGCTGTCATGGGTTGAAGCTGCTATTGATGCACATAAAAAACTTGGTTTCGAACCGTCCGGGCGTAAGCGCCTTGGCTTCGACGTAGCCGACAGCGGCGCGGACAAATGCGCCAACGTCTACCGCTACGGATCAATCGTCTACTGGGCTGATGAGTGGAAGGCCAAGGAAGACGAACTGATGAAAAGTTGTAAGCGCACCTATAACGCCGCTCTCGAACGCGGCGCGGAAATCGTCTACGACTCTATAGGCGTGGGTGCTGGTAGTGGCTCGAAATTCGAGGAAATTAACGCCGAGCGCAAAGCGGCTGATCCTTATCATGCAACTGCCATCCAGCATACAAAGTTCAATGCCGGTGAGGGCGTACACGAACCGGATGAGGTGTATCAGCTCGACATCCTGAATAAAGATTTCTTCGCGAACCTGAAAGCGCAGGCGTGGTGGCTGGTGGCTGAACGGTTCCGTAACACCTACAACGCAGTGAAGAACGGGGAAAAGTTTGATGTCGACGATTTGATCAGCATCGACAGTGACTGCCCGTTACTGGAAAAGCTGAAATTCGAGCTTTCCACACCTCACCGCGATTTCGATAAAAACGGGCGCGTCATGGTGGAGACCAAGAAAGACCTCGCCAAACGCGACGTGCCATCACCAAACATTGCCGACGCTTTCATTATGGCGTTCGCACCTACCGATACCTCTATGGATATCTGGCGCATTCTCGGGAGTCAGTAATGGGACGCAAACAGAAAGTCGCCACGGCGGACTCTTACGATAACTTTGTCGCCCGCGTGGGGATGCAGCAGCCTAACCAGCACGCAGCATCCACATACCGGGCGAATTATACCAGCCGCAATCGCCTGCTTATTGAATGGGCGTATCGCTCATCGTGGATCATTGGCGTGGCCGTGGATGCCATCGCCGACGACATGACTAAGAAAGGCGTACGCATCACCAGCGAGATTGACCCGAAGCGTCGCGGCATCCTGGAGTCAAAATTTGAAGAGCTTCAGCTATGGGACGCACTCAACGAGACGCTGAAATGGTCGCGGCTTTATGGTGGCGCTGGCGCACTGATCCTTATCGAAGGCCAGGCACCGTTAACACCGCTTATCCTGGATAAAGTCGGCAAAGGGAGTTTCAAAGGTCTTGCCGTTCTCGACCGCTGGATGCTCAACCCGCAGTTAACGCGCCGCATTAAAACGCTTGGGCCCAACCTCGGTAAGCCAGAATTTTACGACATCGTGACGACGGCTCAGGGACTGCCCGCATGGACACTGCACCATTCCCGCCTGATTCGCATGGACGGTGTTAAGCTGCCGTACCAGCAGAAAATCACCGAAAACGAATGGGGTATGTCTGTCGTCGAGCGCATCTTTGATCGCCTGACCTCATACGACAGCACGAACGTAGGCGCTGCACAACTGGCCTATAAAGCGCATTTGCGTACAGTAAAAATTAATGGGCTGCGAAAAATCATCGCCATGGGTGGCAAGGAGCTTGAGGCACTGCTCCAGAATATGGAAATGGTCAGGCAGTTTCAGACTAACGAAGGTATGTCGCTATTCGATGGTGCTGACACGTTTGAAACCCATTCCTACTCGTTTGCCGGGTTGTCTGATCTGCTGAGTGAGTTCAAAGAGGATATCGCCGGAGCCGTTGGAATCCCGCTGGTGCGCATGTTCCGGCAATCACCGAAAGGGTTCTCTACTGGTGACGCTGACCTGGCTAACTACTACGGCGACGTCGGTACGCAGCAGGAGCGCGACCTGCGCCCGCATATTCGCCTGCTGTTCGATGTGCTGCATCGCTCTGAGTTCGGCGAACCTCTACCGGACGATTTCACCTTCGAATTTAACCCGCTCTGGCAAATGTCGGACGTTGATCGCTCAACGGTCGCGACCAACACGGCTACCGCGCTGGCAACCGCCGTTCGCGACCTGGGTATGCCACAGCATGCCGCACTGACAGACCTGCGTGAAATGGCAGACGTGACAGGTATTGGAGCCAGCATTTCAGACGAGGACATAAACAATGCCAAGTCTCAGTGGGAGGAGGCTGAATCTGAAACCGAACCTCCGCCGCAAATCGGAGCGACAGTACAGAAAGAGCCTACTGGCGATAGCCAACCGGATCGGCGAAATAGTGGCGGGTTCTTACGATGGTTCACAGGCAAGCGCTGATAAGACGGCTGCCACGCTGGTTGATTACTCAGACCTGATATCGACCTGGGCTGAAATGGTCGGTAAAAAGATGTTCGCCCAGGTTGAACAGGAAGAGTGGAACCAGTGGCGATCCGTGTCTGAGCAAATCTCAGTCGGGCTACGTGATGTTGTGGGAAATACGCCTGTTGGCGCTGTAGCGCGCGACATCGTAGCCCGTCAGGTTCAGTACATGAAGTCGCTACCGCTTGAGGCTGCCAGCCGCGTTTCTGAGATACAGGAGCGCGCAATGGAGGCTGTAATTCGCGGCGAGCGCCCCGACGCGCTATACGAAATGATTATGGCCTCCGGTGACGTGGCAGCGAGCCGTGCAAGGACTATTGCGCGTACTGAGATTGGCAACGCCACTACAGCGCTAACGCAAGCAAGAGCGCTTTCCGTTGGTTCAGAGGGCTACTGGTGGCGAATCAAGGGCGCAGGAACGCGCCCGTCACACGCGAAAATGAAAGATAAATTCGTTCGCTGGGATGATCCACCAACCCTTGACGGAATGACCGGGCACGCCGCATGCCTGCCTAATTGTGATTGCTGGCCGGAAGTGCAAATACCAGAGCCAAGAAAATAACAGGTCGCCACTGAGCGGCCTTTTTTATTGCCCGCAATTTAGCAGGTAACTCATGAAATATTTCTTCAAAACCCGCCTGGGGAATACCAGATATCAACTGGCGGACGGCTCGATCCTGTTTAAAGACGTGCCGATTGGCCGCACTGGTGAGCAGGTCTACGGTGCGGAAGAGTTGCCGGAAATTGAACCGGACGGTCATGGATTAATCGTCGTTCGCCGGACGCCTGAAGAGGTATTCAGCGAGCGCACAATCGCCTCTTTTGAGGGGATGGCCGTTACCATCGGTCACCCGAAAGACTTCAGCGGCAATATCATTTTTGTCACGCCGCAAAACTGGCGGCAACTGGCTAACGGACACATTCAGAACGTCCGACGCGGTAGCGGGGATCAATCAGACCTGTTGCTGGCTGACGTTATCGCAAAGACACCAGAAGCCATCCAGGCGGTGGAAGACGGTGACGACGAGGTGAGCTGTGGTTATGACGCAGATTACCGCCAAATCTCGCCGGGTATCGCGGAGCAATACGCGATCACCGGTAATCATCTGGCTTTAGTCCCTAACGGGCGGGCCGGTTCACGCTGCGCACTTGGAGATAGCATGCCAAACAAAGCCAAAAATTGGTGGGAGCGCCTCGTGCGCGCTCGTAAAACCAATGACGCCGCCGAAATGGCGAACCTAATCGATAACCCGCCGGACAACATGACTGGGGATGACGACGTAACATCCTCCGTGACGCCCGGCGGTGTGGTCATCAACCTTGCTCCACAAAATCCTCTGCCCGGCCCGGTATTACCCGGTACTGGTGATGCAAAGGAAGACGTTCCAGCCTGGGCGCAGGCCATCATTGCCCGTCTTGATAAGCTGGAAGGCATGGAGAAACAGGAACAGCAGACTGGGGATGAGGATGCAGAAGAGAAGAAAGAGGAAGAAGGCAAAGTAACCGGCGACGCCGCTTACCGCGCTGACCTCATTCAGCCCGGCATCCAGTTACCGGAGAAAACGAAACTGACAGCGTTCAAGCGTCAGGTTCTCGCCTCTGCGGATCAGTCGCTGGTGCGCTCAGTTGTGGGTGATGCCGATATCACCCAACTGAAAAAAGCCACGGTTGATATGGCGTTTAACGCTGTTTCTGAGCTGGCTAAAAACCGCAATACCAAAACAGTCGACAGCCTGCAAACGCAGACTGCCACCACCGTTAAAACCATCGCAGGCATGAACCAGGCCGCGCAGGATTTCTGGCACAAACGAGGTTAACCAATGGGTAACACATTTCTTTACCGGATGCCTGCTGGCATCGCCGGTGCAATTTCACGTCCGCAGGATTTAACGGTTGAACCTCAACTGCTGGACTCCACCAACCTTTTTCCGGCTTACGGTCTGGGCGGCAAGATTTCCTCCGGGAAATTTGTTCCCATCGCAGCGAGCGATACCGCTTCGGTGCTGGTAGGTATTTACGTTCGTCCGTACCCGACCGCCAGCCAGCCTGACAAAGTTCAGCAGGTCGGCAGCGGTAAAAACTTTACCGGTGATTGCATGGTGCGTGGCTATGTCACGGTCAACCTTGGTGCCGATGCGTCCAGTGTTGCACTTCATGGCCCGGTTTATATGCGCGTGGCTACGCCGTCCGCTTCCAGCCCTCTCGGCGCGTTCCTCGCAGCCGCCGATGGTTCGAATACCGTCCAGATCACTAACGCTTATTTCAATGGTCCTGGTGATACCAGCGGCAACATTGAGCTGGCATTCAATATTTAAGGAAATCGCAAATGCAGACATTTGACCAGGCAACAGTCGACGGCACTGGTGCCTTTCTTGTCCATGAGCTGGAGCGTCTTGATCAGACACTGAATCTGCCGCTGGTGAATTTCACCTGGTCGCGCGATATCCAGTTGCGCGAAGACGTTTCTATCGCTGACGAGATCAGCTCTTTTACCAACACCACTTTTGCCGCTGCCGGCACGCCGAATGCCAACGGTAAAAACTGGCTGAGCAAAACAGCGACGGCGCTGGCTGGCGTTAACGTAGACATCGCAAAAACCGGCTTTCCACTGACTTTGTGGGGTATGGAACTTGGCTGGACTATTCCTGAGTTGCAGGCCGCCGCACAGGTAGGGCGTCCAATTGACACCCAGAAGTACGACGGCATGCAACTGAAATGGAACATGGACACCGACGAGCAGGTGTACACGGGTGATTCTGGTCTGAACGTAAAAGGCCTGCTGAACCTGACTCAGGTAACGCCGACCAACGCCGCCAAGACCTGGGCGACCTCAACGGCTGATGAAATTCGCGCCAGCATTAATGCAGGATTGAGTGCAGCGTGGGCGAACTCCGCTTACTCCATGGTGCCGACCGATTTGCTGATCCCGCCGGAACAGTTCTCGCTGCTGGCCAGCACCATCGTTTCCAGCGCGGGTAACCAGTCTTTGCTGACCTACCTGGAAACCAACACCATCGCGTACCACCAGAACGGGCGTCCTCTGAATATCCGTCCCGTGAAATGGGCGAAAGGTCGTGGCGTGTCGAACACTGACCGCATGATGTTCTACACCAACGACAAGAAATACGTCCGTTTCCCGATGGTTCCGCTGATGAGCGTCCCGATCCAGTATCGCGGCCTTTATCAGCTCGTCACCTACTACGGCAAGCTGGGTGCGGTTGAACCGGTTTACCCGGAAACACTGGCCTACGTCGACGGCATTTAACTCCACAGCGGCCCGCAAGGGCCGTTCATGAGGACTGGCAATGAAAAAGATTTACGTACTGTCACCGTTCAATTTCAACGACGGCAAAACGCAGAAGCATTTCGCAGTTGGCTTCCATGAAGTGGAGAAGGACGTTGCCGAACACTGGTTCGTTAAAGCGCATATCTCCCCTGACGGCGAAGCACCTGCATCTGATGTTTCAGACACCCGCATTGCAGAGCTGGAAGCGTTAATTTCGCAGAGCAGCGCAGAATTTCAGGCATTAGTAGCGGCCTCAGCAGAAAAAGACACCCGCATTGCAGAGCTGGAAGGTGAAGTTGCAACCTTGACCGCGAAAGTTGAAGAGCTTTCTAAGGCTGCCGGGAATGGCAAAAAATAGCAGTTTGCCAACCGTCGCCCAGTTCAGACAAACCTTCCCGCAGTTCACTGACGAAACCATTTATCCAGACCCTGCCATTCAGATACGCCTGAATCTGGCCGACGTTCTTATGAGCGAAAGCCGGTTTGGGCCTGACGTGTTCCCGTATGTTGTCTGCCTGTTTGTAGCGCATTACCTTGCGTTATCTGCGGCAGATAACCGCTCTGCTGCCACTGGCGGCGCGGGCGGTGTAAACACCGGGATTATGACGGCTAAATCTGTCGATAAGGTCAGCGCCAGCTATGACGCCAGCAGCACGCTCAATCCTGACGCAGGTTTCTGGAACAACACGCGCTACGGTTCTGAGTTCTGGGAATACCTGATGATTTTCGGCGCGGGCGCTATTCAACTGGGTACGCCGTGATGAAAAGCGGCGTGAAGGTCACAGAGGATAACGCCGACTCCGTTCTTTCCGCGCTGGCTGAGCTTTCCGGTATGGATGTGCTGGTAGGCATCCCGGAAGGCAATGCCGCGCGCGAAGACGGTCAGTTAAACAACGCTGAGATCGGTTACCTGCAATCCACTGGCGCAACCATTGAAATTGATGGCGCGGTGGTGACGTTACCGCCCAGGCCTTTTCTGGATATTGGCATAGAAGATACGCAGGAGCGCACAACGGCACACCTTAAGTCCGCCGCGCAGTATGCGCTGGAAGGTAAAGCGGAAGGTGCATCGCGTGAGCTGGAGCGCGCCGGGATAATTGCCTCAGACGGCGCAAAGGCTGTCATTGAAGCAGGCGACCGGCTCGCCCCTTTGTCTGAGAAAACTATTCAGAAACGCCGCACGGCAAAACCTCCGATTGAAGGTGATAAGCCATTGCGGGCCAGGGGCTACTTGCTGCGGTCGATCACCTATGTCGTGAGGAAGAAATAATGCCTTTTCTTGATGTGTCTGATGTCCTTATGGACCCGGATTTTCTCGACACTTCTCTGGTCTGCCACCGGCAGATTCAGACTGTGGACGCGGATAACTTTCCTACGAACACGCCGCAGGACATCCCATTTTCTGGCGTGGTGACCGTTGATCGCTCTCTTGAAGCCAAACGTATGGCCGCCGGGCAGAACATCAACGGGGCGATCCTCATCGTGACACAGTTTCGCCTGACTCAGGGACAGCCTGAAACGGACACAGCGCCGCGCCTTGATGCCGACATTGTGACGTACAGCGGGCGCGACTACCGCGTAACGTTTGTCGACCCGTACACGCGTTACGGTGCCGGGTTCGTCCAGGCTCATTGCGAACTACTGGACTTTGACGGAGGGTCGCCCATTGAGTAACGACAGCACAGCACCGGGCTACCTGACTCCCGTTGGTGTTGAGCCTGAATATGATCAGGAGCTTGAGCGCCAGATAAGTCGCTGGATTCGCGGCGTGACCGGGCTGGACGTAAAACAGGTTTTCCCTCGCCAGACGGATCCGCAATCCAGTATCCCTAAAAACGGTGTGACATGGTGCGGATTCGGTATCGCCACTATGCCGCTCGATGGAACGCCGGCCAATGTCCAGGTGAGCGAGGAAGAAAGCGAACAATGGACATGGGAACAGGTCACGGTGCTGTGTTGCTTTTACGGCCCGCAGGGTGCAGGCATGGCCGCACGCTTCCGCGCGGGGATTTCGCTTGAACAAAATGCTGATGCGCTTCGCCGTGCCGCCGGGCTTTCACTGCTGGAGAAAGGGAACATCTTTAACCTTCCGGAGCTTATCAATAACCAGTGGGTGCGCCGGTATGACATCACGGTAACGCTCTCGCGCAAAAACACCCGCACTTACAACGTTAAATCCATCCTCATTCCTAACGTAGAAATCACCACCGGAGATTAATCATGGTGCAGAAAGGTCTGCCATTAAGTCGCGTCACGAATGTGACGGTGACGCTCTCCGCTCGCGCAGCGCAGGGCCGAAATTTTGGCTCTATGTTGCTGCTGGGCGACTCAACTGTTATTCCCATTTCTGAACGCATGCGCCTTTATTCCAGTGCTGCCGATATCGGTGATGATTTTGGCGTTGACAGCGAAGAGTACAAAGCCGCCGTTATCTGGTTTTCCCAGTCGCCACAGCCCACGCAGGTTTATGTAGGGCGCTGGGCGAAAACGCTGGCTACTGGCGAAGCTGGCGAAGTTGAAACCCTGCTGGAAGCGGTAAATGCGCTGATGGATTTCAATAGCTGGTATGGTCTGCATCTGGCCGTGCCGGAAGCGGATTATCCGACCGATACCGACATTATCAGTGTGGCGGCTGCTGTCGAAGCTTCGGGCGTTTCCCGCATCTTTGGTATCACCACTGATGAAGCCGGTACGCTGGTGGCTGCAACCACCACCGATCTGTCGTCGAAACTGAAAGCCGCCGGGTATAAGCGTACTTTTATTCAGTATTCGACCAGCAGCCGCTATGCCTCGCTGTCGGCGTTCGCGCGCGCTTTCACTGTCGATTTCACCGCCAGCAACACGACGATCACCCTGAAATTCAAGCAGGAGCCTGGCGTCACGTACGAAACGCTGAAAACCAGCGAGGCCGACAGCCTTGAGGCGAAGAACTGCAACGTTTACGTGTACTACGAAAACGACACAGCGATCCTTGAGCAGGGTGTGATGTCGAACGGCGATTTCTTCGATGAGCGCCACGGCCTCGACTGGTTGCAGAACGCGGTACAGACCGCCGATTACAACACGCTGTATACCAGCACCACCAAAATCCCTCAGACCGATGCCGGTACCACCACCCGTATGGCGAACATCGAAGCGGTGCTCGACAAAGCGGTTAACAACGGCCTGTTTGCACCGGGTAAATGGACTGGCGGCCCGATCGGCCAACTGGCGAATGGTGACACCCTGACAAAAGGTTACTACCTCTACGCAGAAAGCGTTGACGACCAGTTGCAGACCGACCGCGAAGCCCGTAGAGGCGTCCCGATTCAGGTAGCCGGTAAACTGGCTGGTGCTGTGCATTACGGCAGCGTGGCAATCACTGTGGTTCGGTAAGGAGATATCATGCCTACTTATTCTTTTATGGATGTCACCGCCACGCTGGTGGGGCCGACTGGCTCTATTGATCTGGGGTATGGCTCCGCAAACTCAGACGAGGGGATCACCGTAGCCTTTTCTGAAGCTAAAAACACCATGACAACGGGCGCTGATGGTGAGGTGATGCACAGCCTCCATGCGGGTAAATCCGGAACGATTACGGTCAACCTGCTGAAAACGTCACCGACGAATAAAAAGCTGAACCTGGCCTACAACGCTCAGTCGCTGTCTTCCGCGACCTGGGGTAATAACGTCATTGTGATCCGCAACAAAGTGAGCGGCGACATTATCACTGCACGCAGTTGCGCATTTCAGAAACACCCGGACATGGTTAACGGCAAAGTCGGCAACAATAACGCCTGGGTGTTCGACGCGGGTAAAATTGATCCACTTCTTGGGGAGTTTTAACGCATGGAATTTACAATCAATGGCGTGGAATACCGCGCCGCAAAACTCACTGTTTTCGATCAGTTGAAAGTTTGCCGGAAATTGCTGCCAGTACTCTCCAGCGTTGTGCCTGATTTATCTTCCCTGCGCGCTGCCGCCGGGAAGACAACAGGTGATAGTGCTGCTGTTGACAGCGCTATCAATACCATATTGCCGAAAATTGCAGATGTTGTTGCTGGCATGCCGGATGAGAGCGTGGATGCGATCCTGCATCCCTGCCTGAAAGTGGTATCCCGCAAGGCTCCTGTCGGCAACGGATGGACGCCAATTTTCGACGGCGGTGTGCTGATGTTTGACGATATTGACCTGTTCACGATGCTGGGTATTGCTGGTCGGGTGGTGGCCGACAATCTGGGAAATTTTTTGCCCGCACTCCCTATGAAAGGGACGGACACCCCTCCAGCGGAATAACCCTGAATACACTGCCAGACGGTGAAGATTATCTTCGCCGACCGGTACGTGCCGGGTACATCAAATATACCGATCTTAAAAACGGCTCCGTTGATCTTGCAGATATTGCACGCATGAATGACTGGCTGGATCTTGAAGATGATAACAAAGCCCGTATCGCTCAGTGGGAGAAAGACCAGTGAATGCCGAAATAATGAAGTCGTTCCTTGTCTCCCTCGGATTCGATGTTGATGGCGCTGGCGCGGCGAAGTTTGACGCGACTATCGTTAGCGCAACGAAGAAAGCTGTTGCGCTTGGCGTGGCCGTTGAGGCTGCTGCAATGTCTGTCGTGGCCTTCACGACGAAAATTGCCAGCGGTCTGGATGAGCTTTACTGGGCCTCTCAGCGTACCGGCGCGACGGTCGCAGGTATTCAGGCGATCGGCTACGCCGCATCGCAGACGGGCAGTAGCGCAGTTGCCGCACGCAATTCGCTGGAGAGTCTCGCGCGTTTTATCCGTACCAGTCCGGGTGCGGAAGGGTTTCTTAATCGTCTGGGAGTACAGACACGGGACGCCAGCGGCCAGATGCGCAGCATGGAGTCAATATTCTCTGGCGTAGGCCAGCGGCTAAGCTCCATGCCGTATTACCGGGCTAACCAGTACGCCTCGATGCTCGGCATTGACGAAAACACGCTGATGGCGATGCGTCGCGGCATGGGCGAGTTTGGCGCGCAGTACAGCGCCACGGCTAAAGCGATCGGCTTCAATGCCGACGCCGCGGCGAAAAGCTCTAACCGTTTCATGACATCCATGCGTGAATTCACGATGATGGCGGGTATGGCGCGGGACAAAATCGGTAGCAGCCTGACCGATGGCCTGGCCGGTTCTCTCGATCGACTGCGTAAGCAGATACTCGATAACTTTCCAAAAATAGAGCAGGGCATTACTGCTGCAATTAAGGGGATTCTCTGGCTGGCTGATGCTGTTGGGCGCGTTGTGATGCGTCTTCTTCAGGCCGCTGGCGATATTTCTGACTGGTGGCAGCGGCTGGACGGCGATAGCAAAAAACTGCTGGAAACACTCGGTGCTGTGCTGGTGGCCTGGAGACTACTCAACTCAGCAATGCTGGCCTCACCAGTGACATGGGTTCTGGCGCTGGCCGGTGCTCTGGTGCTGTTGTATGACGACTATAAAACATGGAAAGAGGGCGGTAAGTCGCTGATTGACTGGTCTAAGTGGCAGCCTGCAATCGAAAAAGCAAAAGACGCCATTGTGTGGATACGTGACAAACTGCTGGAGCTGAAGGATGCCGCTGGTGGATGGAATTCGGCACTTGAAAAAGTGGCCATGTTTATCGGTGGTGCATGGCTGACAAAAATCATGTTCGCCCACAATAAACTGATGGGCCTCCCGATGCCACCGTGGCTCAAAATGTGGGCGCTCTATGCAGGTTACATCGTCAGCGACAGGGAAAATATCAAGGACAGCGCGCAATCCTCATGGGACTACATGAAACGCAATGCCGGTGATGCACTGCGCTGGCTTGGTATTGATACTGATATGGGACGCCAGCCAGGAACTGTTTTCGGTGCTAACCAGCAATCAGATCTCCCTGGCGGTTTTACCCCTCCTCGTCCGACAAAAGCGGGTGCGCAACTGCTTGGCTGGTTACAGCCAACAATGTCTAACCTGGAGAGAATGTATAACCTGCCATCCGGGATTTTACGCGCTGTAGCTACTGCGGAATCAGGTGGGGATCAGTTCGCCACATCAGGCGCTGGGGCGCAGGGTTTGTTTCAGCTTATGCCTGGTACAGCTAAGGATTTGGGGCTGAAAGGCAACGACGTCTTTGATCCGGTAAAATCAGCTGATGCCGCTGCGCGTTATCTCGGCATGCTGCTGCGTCGCAGTGGCGGTAACCTGAGTAAAGCGCTGGCGTCATACAACTGGGGCATGGGAAATGTGGAGCGCTACGGGATGGGGCTTTTGCCGCAGGAAACGCGTGATTATATCCCCAGGGTGATGAGCAATATGCCAGGGGCAACGATGAACCAGGAGGTTAATATCACCGTACATGGTGTTTCCAATCCACAGGAGGCAGGCAACATCATCGCTAGCAAGCAGGCTGGAATTATGGCTAACGGTATTCAGCAACTACAGACAGGGCCTCGATAATGGATTTTCTTTCAACGCTGTTTCAGCAGCAGAGCCGGAAGATCGGCATCATGGTGCCAAGTGTCGTGGTCAGCGAAAAGCACAGCGACACGCTGGAAATTACCGAGCACCCTGTTGAAAAGCCCACGTCATCCGGCGCGGGCTTTGTTGCGGATCACGCCTACCGTCGCCCCAGTGAAGTTGTGATGGAAGTCGGCTTTGCTGGTGGCGGATCGCTGCTGGACTTACTCGATACCAGCAGCATCGGCATCAGTCTCGGGATGTCGCCTAAAGAGGTGTACTCCTCCTTTCTGGAAATGCAGCGTAACCGTGAACTACTGGACGTTATCACAGGCAAGAGGCAGTACAGCAACATGCTGCTGCGCACGATAGAGGTCACTACCGACAAGACAACGGAAAACGTCCTGTCGGCGGTGCTGACGCTTCGTGAGCTTATTCTTACATCGACGACGACCGTGCAGGTTGCGGACAAAACCGATATGTCGCAGGGCGTGTCCACGTCTGCCACGCAGAACGCCGGGGTTAAATCGCCTGTGCCAAAAAATGAATCACTGCTTTCGCAGATAGCAGGGGGGATCGGGCTGCAATGAACATCAGCGAAATTCCGCTTTCAGCAGATAACCAGAACTTCGCCATTACCATTGCAGGCACGCAGTACCGCATGCGGCTGGTGTGGCGCGATGAATTCTGGTGTCTTGACCTCCTTAACAGTGATGAAACACCAGTTGCGTTATCGCTTCCCCTGCTGGCAGGCGCTGATCTGCTGGCTCCTTACGCTTACCTTAACCTAGGCTTCTCCCTGTTTGTGAACAGCGATACCGAGGGGCAGGAAAACCCGACGAAAACCGATCTTGGCCTCTACAGCCATTTGTATATCGTGACGGAGTAACCATGTCGCAAAACTGGATTCGCCATTTTGAGCTGCAAATTGTCGATGAGAACGGCACCGGGATCAGCCTGTCTGATTTCAAAGTGACTTTCCGCATTGAATGGGCTGATACACGGTTTCCGCGCGTGGCGAACGTAAAAATTTACAACGTGTCGCCTGAAACGCAGTCCCGCATCATGGGCGACGAGTTCAGCAAAATACGCATTATTGCCGGGTATGACGGGGCGATGCCGGTTGTGCCGGCCAGTGATGTCGGCGTGGCGCACCCGGTTTCAGAAAAGGATATCGGCAAGATTAACGGCACCAATTATGGGCTGATTTTTACCGGCGATATCCGCTTCACCATCAACGGCAAAGACAACATCACCGACAGTTGGGTGCTGGTGCAGGCTGCCAGCGATTACAATGCGTTCCTGTTCGCCAGCACGAAAACCACGCTGGCCGCCGGGTATACGACGAAAGACCTGCTTGATCTGACGATGAAGGGTTTCAACCCTTACGGGATCACGCCGGGCATTATCGGTGATATGCCGCCAACGGTATTCCCGCGCGGGCTGCCGCTTTATCACTCAAACCGCGACATCATGGATGACATCGCGAAGATGTGCGGCGGAACGTGGCAGATGGTCGACGGTCAGGTGCATGTCGTACCGTCGGATAAATACGTGCAGGAGGCGATCGTACTGAACTCTGATACTGGACTGATCGGCATGCCACAGCAGACGATGGGCGGCGGGGTAAACGTGCGCTGCCTGATAAACCCGAACATCAAAATTAACGGGCTGGTGCAGATAGACCAGGCGTCGATTTATCGCACTGCACTGGGCAATAATGAGGTCGCCAGCGCGCCCGGGCGCGTGACCGAGCAGAACGTTAACGGCAACCTTACTGCAGCGGGGAATGGTACACTGCAAAACCCGGCGAGCATCGCCGCTGATGGTGTTTATATCGTCAAGGCTATTGACTATACTGGCGAGACGCGGGGCCAGCCGTGGTACATGGATATGATGTGTCTGGCGCGCGGGGCGGCTGATCTAATTAGTCAGTCTGCTATGCAGAGAACAAATTATTGAGGTTATATGCGCCGTCTCCTGCTTGTGCTTCTTGTTTTATTATCCGCGCCTGTATTTGCTGATTCTCAGTGTGGGCCTTTCACCGTTCATTGGGGTGAGGATGGGTTTGCCAGAATTAACGGTGCTAAGTCAGAAACGCAAAAAGTTAACTTCCTCAAGCAGAAGAATGACTTCAATAATGTGAAAATTCAGTGGATGGTGCCAACGAATACAGCAGGTAAATGGTACGGTATGGACTTCATTGGGCGGAACGGCAAAGCGATCCTAAACGTCCAGTTGGTACAGGCCAACATGAACGCGCCGCGTGCTTATGGGACGTATGACTGCATAAAGGTGAATTGATTATGGGATGCTCGTTTAAAGCTGTTTTTATCACTGGCATTATTATTTTAGTTATTTATATGTTTATAGATCCTCACGGCATATTAAGGAATCTCCTTGATTCTTATTTATTCGCGCCGAATGTGAAGCCATAAATTATTGCATTATCATTTAACCCGCTACTGCGGGTTTTTTATTGCCCGGAGTTTATCCCATGCCAATTCCTCTCTCCTCACAAATCAGCGGCGATCAGCAATTCATGCTCGCTATTCAGCAGGCGATCAGCGCGGGAATACGCGTGGCGCTGCCCGGCACGGTAGTTTCGTTCGATGCTGAGTCGGTGACGGCTGTCGTACAGCCAGCGATTAAGGGCTATGAGCCAGATGCCAACGGCAATCAGGTTTCGATCTCGATGCCTCAACTTGTCGATGTGCCGGTGTCGTTCCCGCGCGGCGGGGGCGTGACGCTCACGTTTCCGGTTAAGCCTGGCGATGAATGCGTGCTGATTTTTAACGACCGCTGCATTGATTTCTGGTGGCAATCCGGCGGCGAGCAGGAGCCGGTACACCCGCGCCAGCACCATATCGGCGATGCGATAGCGTTCCTTGGGCCAATGTCGCAGGCGAAGAAAATCAGCGGTATCAGCACTGACGCGGCTCAGTTGCGTACTGACGATGGCGCCGCGTTTGTGGAAGTGGCCGCAGGGCATGATATCACCGTCAAAACGCCTGGAAAACTGACGGCAAACGCCGACGGCGGCGCGGAAATCACCGCACCTGAAATAGTGCTCAACGGCAATGTGACCATCAACGGTAACCTGTCGCAGGGCATGGGAGCCAGTGGCGGCAGCGCGACAATGCTCGGCCCGGTAACCGTGACAAACGATGTTACCGCTGGTGGCAAGAGCCTGATATCACACACTCACGGTGGAGTACAGACTGGCAGCGGAAATACTGGGGTACCTAACTGATGCGATACCGACGCGAAGATGACGATGGGGATTACACGTTTGGTCGGGGGGATGATACCTGGCTGATTAACTCGCCGGAAGCTGTGGCGCAGGCCATAAAAACCCGGTTCCTGCTTTGGTACGGGCAGTGGTTTCTCGATACCAAGGCTGGCACGCCGTGGATTCAGTCGGTGCTCGGCAAGCAGAAACCGGAAATCTATAACATGGCAATTCGCCAGCGCATTCTCGACACACCGGGCGTCGATTCCATTTCTGAATTTAACACCACGGTCGACAGCTCCACACGGCGCGTTATTTTCACTGCGACAGTTAACACCATCTACGGAACAACGACAGTAACCTCGGAGGCGTAATGGCCCTTAATCTGGACACGCTGGGCTTATCGGCAACGGTAACCGCCCAGGGGATCAGTGCGCCTGATTACCAGACGATACTGGACAAGGTAACGGGATTTTTTCAGCAGATTTATGGCACCGATGCCTATCTCGAACCTGACAGCAAAGACGGTCAGATGGTAGCGCTGATGGCGCTGGCGATCCACGATGCGAATAACACGGCGATTGCGGTATATAACAGCTACTCACCATCAACCGCTCTCACGGATGCGCTGAGCCGCAACGTTAAAATTAACGGCATCTCTCGGAAAGGGGAAACCCGGTCGACGGTTGACCTGGTTCTGACTGGCACGACTGGAACCACAATCACAAATGGCTCAGTTCGGGATGATAACGGCATTGTCTGGAATCTCCCGGCAACTACAACAATTGACGGGAATCCTGTCACGGCCACGTGCAACACCCCCGGCGCAGTGGCGGCGCTTGCGGGAACCATCACGAAAATCAATACGCCTACCCGAGGTTGGGTATCGGTAAATAACCCCACGGCTGCAACTGTCGGAGCAGCTGCGGAAACGGATGCTGAACTCAGAATCAGGCAAACGCAGAGTGTTGCGTTACCCTCCCTGACGCCTTTTGATGCGGTTGATGGTGCGCTAGCAAATATCCCAGGCGTGACGCGTCATAAGCTCTATGAAAACGATACTGGCACCGTCGATGCTAACGGACTTCCGGCGCATTCCATCTCGGCAATTGTTGACGGCGGAGGTGCAACCACGATCGCGCAGACTATCCGGGGTAAAAAAGGGCAGGGGGTGGCAACTTACGGAACCACTACTGTTCAGGTGCCTGACTATTATGGCAACCCACATAACATAAGCTTTTCCCGCCCAGTAGATGTGCCTGTGTATGTCGCTATTACTCTCCGCGTTTTTACCGGTTATACGTCACAGATCGGGGAAGACATTAAAAAAGCAGTCTCGGATTACATTAACAGCCTGAAAATCGGCGACAGCGTTCTGCTAAGCCGCATTTATTCACCGGCAAACCTTGGTGTCGTAAGTGGTGGAAACGCGCGCTATTACGACATTACCGAACTGCTGATTGGCAAGGTTGCCGGTAGTGAAGCGGCAGCGAATATTGCTATTGCGTATGACGAGTCAGCAAGCTGCGCGACAGCAAATATCTCGATCACGGTGTCATCATGAGCAAATACACCGACCTGATAACAAACTACCACGCCGGGAAGCCTCTTTTTTATCAGCATGTGGATTTGTCTACCCGACCACTTACTGACGTCTCTACTTCGCTTAAGAGCCTGATTACTGCCTTCGACATAGATACTGCCGCTGGTGTGCAACTGGATATCATTGGCGAATGGATAGGGCGAAAACGCATAGTCAGTGTGCCAATCAGCGGAATTTATTTCTCGTTCGATACTGATGGTCTTGGATGGGATCAGGGGGTATGGCAGGGACCATTTGACCCGGACAGCGGCTATACGGCGCTGAGTGATGAAACATACCGCGTAATTCTTAAGGCAAAAATCGCTATCAACAACTGGGACGGCACTAACGATTCCCTGCCTCAAATCCTTGATACAGCTCTGGCCGGTTCCGGCCTGCGAATGCAGATCGTCGACAATCAGGACATGACGATCAGTATCTGGGTATTCACGGAGGTTGATATCTCAGATGTTTCGCTCGAACTCATCGCGGCAATCAAGCAGGGCTATCTGACTGTAAAAACTGCTGGTGTGTGGGGTGGAAGTGTTGAAATACCGGCGGTTGAAACACCGTCTCAAGGGAACCGTTTTTTCGGTTTTGACATGGACAACGACTATATCGCCGGATTTGATGACGGCTCATGGGAGAAATTACTCTAATGCCAACCAATGATTTTAAGCCCTTTGCTACTGGAGCCGGGGCAAATGTGATGTCGCAGGCTGACTGGATTGCGCTTGCCGCTCTGGCTACTGGGTTTCAGTCCGGTAAAGCCAGCAGTGCACAGATCAACAAAGCGATTCGACAGGCGCTTTTCATTTCTTCTGCACTGGCGCAGTACACGGCGGATAAAAGCGGTCTTGATGTTCTTGACGATGGCAATGTCGCCGGGTTCATTACAAAGATGTCGGCGGCGTTCGGGAAAGACTTCCAACCCCTGGATGCCACTCTTACAGCAATTGCCGCCTTAACAGGAACCGCAGATAAACTGGCTTATTTCAACGGCACTGATACTGCAGCTTTAACGACTCTGACATCCGCAGCGCGTGATTTTATATCGTGCCTTGGAGTGGCTGAAATGCGCAACTATCTGAATCTCGGTACGGTCGCGATAAAAAATGTCGGCACGGGAACTGGACAAGTTCCTGATATGTCATCATGGACGAGCGGCAGCGGATGGGTAAAATTTCCAGATGGAACAATTATTCAGAGTGGAACTCAAGTGGTTGCAGGAAGTAGTACTGCATCAGCCGTCCCGCTTTCAGTTCCATTTACGAATACAAATTATTCATTGATGACTTCTTTCAATGGATCTGCATCACTTCCATCAGGTCCATGCGGTGGTAGAGCAAACACCGTTGTTGATTTTGTGCTTGTTAACTGGAGCTCTGCATCTGCAACGATAAGCTGGCTTGCAATTGGCAAATAAAGGATAAGTAAAATGGCAAAATATATTTATTCACCGGCAAACAATGTTTTTTATCCTTACGCCAATGAAGACGCTTATCGAGCTGCTGGCGTTTGGCCTGAAGTTGGGGTTGATTTTGATGAGGATGGGTTCATTCAGTGGAAATCTGAGAATGCTCCAGCTGGGAAAATAAGAGTTGCTGGTTCAGACGGTATGCCTGCATGGGGAAATGCCCCTGAATTATCCAGGGAAGACCAGCAGGCTAGTAACGAAATGAAAAAGTCATCTATTTTGAGCTATTCGACAAATCAGATTGTTGTGTTCCAAACAAAGCTTCTTATGGGTAGAAAGCTATCTGATGCAGAGTCCGCGCATCTGAATAAATGGATGGACTATATTGATGCGATCAATGCTATTGACACATCATCAGACGTAATCGAATGGCCAGCAGAACCAGGGGTGTAACATGACATTTCTAAGTGATTACACAACGCTACAACAAGCAGCTGACGCAACGAAACGGGATTTGGTAATCGATATCGACTATTACTTTTCAAATAATGAAATAGTTGATTTTAATAACAAGGTTGTATTCGTTGATTGCCAGTACTCTTTTATCGGTGATGGAACGCTAAATTTCAAAAATATGGGGAAGGGGTCGGTAATTTACAGGCCATGCATGAAATCTCAGACTACACCGTATGTTATATACAGGTATGACAGCAATGGAGCATGGAGAGCAAGCAGTGATGTTCTTGCATCAGTTAGTCAGTCAAGAGAGCAGGGATATCAGCCGACAGTTAATGACCGGGATATATACAGTCAGCTACCTGATTATATAAAGTCACAAAATGTGTACAGTGAGCTTTTGCTATCGTCAAATTGTTCAAATGTAACAATAGAAAGTCCAACTGGTGAATTTGCCCTCATTCGTTCAGAAATGAACAACAATGTCATTGTGCGTAACCCTGACATTCTTGGAGGCAAAGGCTATACCGGAACGATAGTTTTTGTGAATCTTGATGACAGTTCCTATGGCCATGGCAACAAAGTTATCGGCGGGCAGGTCAGGTATGGTTCTTTTAGTGGTGTAACATTTATCAGGCAAAAAGGCTATGACGGAGGCGTTCAGGGCTTTAAATCATACCGTTGTGGCGAGAGCGGCGTAAAAACATATCAAAATGAAATCAACGGGCGCTCAGCAAGATGCTATCAGCTTACATTTGACAACATAACTTCTGAACAGGTTTATTTCGATGGGCTGGATGCAAATGCAGATTTTGGCGTTGTGAGCAGCCGGATTGATGATTATCCGGTATCACAGTATCCAAACCGGCAATTGCCGACCAGGCACCGAATAAGCAATATACATTCCATTGATGCCAAGGGGGTGGGGGCCTGGTGGGATGGGCAAGGAATTGTTGCAAGAAATATCACTGTTGAGAATAGTCATGGATGCGGAATCTGGGATGTTGGCACGAACAACATTCTGATGAACGTAGAGACAATCGGCTGTAATTCAGATAACGGAAATTATAATCACATCACCTGTGAAGGATCAAATCAGATTATTGGAGCAAGGGTAACAATATACGGCGGTATAACAGGGTATGCCGTATATGCACCGGGTAGTCAGATTGGTGATGTCTACACAAATAAAGGTACAGGTTCAGGTGTGATTCTTGTTACACAGATCAATCATTAG